GACACAAGTAGAGGTTTTTTATTTATAACTTATAAATTATACCACCATTTAAACAAGCTAGATGGCGAACATAAATCTCATTGTCTAAATGTATTTTTATCTGTGATGAAATATGCTTGGAAGAAGAATGGATATGAGGCAAGATTAAGGCACGAAACTATACACAAAGATACTGGTCTATGTAGGACTACTATAAAAAAATGCTTGTCTACTTTAAATAAATTAAATGTTGTTAAATCTTTTAGGGGTAAATCTGGTAAGACTTATATTGTTAATGAGGTATTTCTTAAAGCTGAAAAGTTATTTACCAATTCCAAGATAGCCACTATATATACTGAAGATAGTCGTAAAACACCCACATTAATAGAACATAATACATTATCTACTACTGATAAAATAATTAGCGAGAATAGAGGAAATCTTGATAATATATTAGACAATCTCGCTACCCTTCCTGCCGAAACACTTAAATCAGACACTAACAATGTCTATTATTGTAAACTAGCTATTGAAAGAAAAGAGGAACTAGCTCGTCAAAAAAATTTAGTAGATCCTAAAATAATACAAAAGGAATTAAAGAAAATAGTAAAGGAAAAGAACTTCGCTTACAAAAGAAAGAAAGAATATAATATAAAACATGGTATCAAGCCATGGGAAAAATAAAGATAAGGTGTGAAGCTATTGCCAAACATTCTGGGAAAAGGTGTAAGTGTCTTGGTAAATTTATCCCTACTTCAAGAAGAATGTTATGTCCTTATCATAAGGGTGGTAAGTCGTGGGATAACAAGACCAGGAAGTATAAAGGGTTATACAAGAATGATAATATTGATATACAATCCAAGATTAATATATTAAAAAACTTAAAGAACTTTAAACATAAAACAGATGACGAAATCAAAAGATATATCCAAGACCAAAAAGAATCTGCCAATAAGTCTATCAGATACAGAACAAAATACTATACTCGCCACTATTTACGATGGCGGAATACCTCATATCGTAGTCAAAGACACCTTAAAGATCAGCTTGATGAGTTTCTACAAATACTTAGATCAAAACCCAAAGTTTAAAGAGCAATTTTTAAAAGCACAGGAGATAGGTATTAAGACACTTGTTGAAAAGATGTTAGCGATCTTTCAATCTGATACTACTGAAATGTCTAATGAAGAGCTGCTATTTTTAAGGGAGAAACAAAACTATATTAAATGGTTAGCTCCAAGAGTATCTTCTTTGTTTACTGAAAAGCAAAAGATAGATGTTAAATCTGATTCGGTGGTTAGGATTTCTTGGGAAGATAATCAATCGGATATGATTGATGTATCAGGGGATATAACAGACATACCCCCTGATAATAAAGATTAATTATTTTACAATAACCTCAATTCTGTATGCTTCTATGTTTGGATCAAGATTGAAAAATGAAAACTCTTTTTTGTTTTCTTCTTTGTCTATCTTGTAGTATTTCCTACCAATGTTTATTGCTCTTGATCCAGCACCAGCAACATATTCCCACCACAAATTAGCAAACTTATCCATTTCTTTAAATGTAGCAGTTTTTCTATTAAAACTTTTAAATATTTTAATAGCATCTTCTTTATCTTCCTCTGGTGTTTCTTCCCAATCAGTTATAGGAATACTACCTTCTACACTTTCTTCATTAGAACGATTATGCTTCATAATTTCTTTAGCATCTTCATATATTGTAGAGAATGTAACTTCATGTGCAGGTTCAACTGTATCGTTGTCGTCCCACAATTCATAATCATAATAATAATCTATTTCTTTTTCCATTATTATTCCCTTTCCTTTGGATCTTCAAAGCTAACATGAACAACACAATCTTTCCCCTTGTGCTGATGCCATGCGTTATCTAAATCTTCTAATAAATTTAAAAACTTTTTACCATCAATACCATGATAAGTGTTATCGCAGTAGTTAGTTATTTCAGCTTTCTTATTTTGTTTTCCATTGTTCCATTTTTTGCTGTATGAAACAATCTTGTATCTGTCTATGTACATTGTTTTCCCTTTCTTGTTTTTGTTTATAGTTTCTTATGATTGTCTTTGCCATAACTCCATTGACACTCATAAGATTTAAGAAAGTTAATCTTGCTAACTCCCTTAAATTTTGTTGTGTTATTTGTTTATTCATTAATCAATTCATCATCTTCATCTTGATTTCTTTGTAATGCTTTTGCAATTTCTTCTGCTAAATATTTATCTCTACAAAAACACAACGTATCTATTGTTCCATTTTTTTGATCAAATTTAACTGCGTTGTTTTCACTAAAATAATCATCCATTTTATTTTCTCCTTTCTATTTGTTTAAAATATTATAGCTCCAAGAATAAAACTAGCAACAGCTATCACTATTTCTGTTCTATATAGTAAGCTCCAAGCTAATAGATCCTGTTTCCATTTTTTATTATTGATAGTTATTTGCTTACCAAATAATTTGATAATCATTTGTCCTCCTCCTCTATTTTAACTTTTTTATATGCAACTATTTTAAAATCATAACCGATAGTGTCATCATCTATTTTTAATTTTAAATTTTCTTGCCAATCTTTTAAAGGATTAAATTTACAATCATAATCCACGCCAATAAACATTGGTTTTTTAAAGTTTATCCATTTTTCTTTTTTCATTATTCCCCCTCTTCTATTTTTATATTTTCACTTCCACAACTAGCACAAACTTCGGTCATTTCTGATAGCTCATACCAGGAATAGTTTTGTTCTGGTTGTTCTTGAAATTGTTTTAATAGTGTACCTTCATTAAATCCACAGTCTAAACACTTCATATCGCACCCCCCTTCAATTCAATTATTAATTGTTCTATTTGCGGTCCATGTTTTAAACCTAGATACATTAAATAAAACATACCTAAGAATAAAACATAATCTAAAAAGTTTAATATATTTTTAATCATACTGCCTCTTTCTTTTCATTATCATTCAACCATTCATAAGCTACACCAATAAGTCTTTCATATATAGCTGTTCTAATTATGTCATGAACATTTGGATTTTCATTTAATAGTCCATGATCATCAACTTCTGATAAAGTATGATCACTTCCTAATACATCTATTAGATCACCATTATATATAGGAACATAACCATCTGCATATTCTGTAATTAAATCACTTGGATATTCATGTTCCAATATTTCTTTTTTGTTGTCGTTCAACTCTTCAATTAGATCCTTTTCTAATTGGTACATTGTTGTTTTATCTGTCATTGTTTTCCCTTTCATTTGTTAATATACAAATCATATACATATATATTTATTGTAGTCAATACAAAAAGTATATTTTTTTTATGTGTGATATTTATGCAACATTAAACAAGGTTTAATATTGATTGTGTCATATTTGCAACATGTTGTAATTATGCAACACTTATAGTTTAGAATTATTCTAATGTATTTATTTAGTTGACATATCTTTTTTGTATAATTATATTGAGCTTAAACAAATAAACAAAGAGGTAATATGAAACAATCTATTAACTTAAAAGACACAAAAGATGTAAAATATCTTTGTTCGTGGAATGGTGGCGATACCATTCAAATTCATACAAATAAAACTTTATGGAATGAGTATAAAGATACAAATTTATTTGATGATGATGATGATATGTTATTTGAAACAATTGGTAATGGTTTTGATAATTTTAAATTTAAAGATTATTTAAAACTATCTAGCAAAGATGAAGATTTTTTAAATGTTAATTTTATTTGCGATAATATGGAAATCACAAGAATAGTTTAATAATAAACAATTTAACCCACTAATAATTAATTTTATTGGTGGGTTTTTTTTGTGCGATCCTGAATAATAATTATAATAATAATATGAGATTTAAAAATATATTATTAAAAGAGCTATTTAAAAGAAAATATAGAAACAGAATTAAACAAAGTAAAAAAGGTAAGGGAAGTTTTAAAAGAATTAAAAAGATTAAAGTTAAAGAATAAAGTTACAATTCTTTTACACGCCACGCCTCAGAGCTTTAGCGTTATATAATCGGTCAACAATATTGACCTATCTCTTTCCGATAATTGATTGTTATCGGTAATCATCAATTAGCACTACCCTATTTTGTATAAGTACAAGCATATTTTAGAAATGTCATACCCCCCCCATACCCCCAGATTGCACCGCAGTTTATTATATATATATACATGGGACTCGAGGACTCCCTTATACACACCCACATCTTCATCTTGCCAGACCACCAATAATAAACTAGATATGGTATATGACCCCTTTTTCATTAGAT